AACCTTTGACCATATAGCCGATGCCGTCGGCATGGCCTTGCGCAACAGCGAGCACCGCGTCGGCGTACGTGCCCCACGTATCAGGATCATCCGACGCCGCAGGCTCGTTGTGGAACTTCGGTTGGAACGGCGGCTTGGTCCACTTGTCCTTGCGACGTTCCAGCTTCCAGACCACCCACCTTTTTTGCAGCGTCAGCGGCAGCAACGCAGTCGGCAACTTGTCTGGAAAGCCGAATGTTTGAGGCTTCGGAATCGCGGTCATGGTCATGAAATGCGCTCCCCATCAAACTCGATCCCGCCCGGCACTTTGCCGCCGGCACGAACAAAGAAGGTGAGAATCCAGCGTGCTTGCTTCGCAGTGCGCGGCCGGCCGTAGCCCAGCATCTTAATTGGCGCGTTGCCGACAAAGTCCTCCTCAAAGCCCGGCTTTAGCCGTGTTGTCAGGTGCTCCTTGGTGTACGTTGCGATCTCGTACCAGCGTGGCGAGCCGTCGCTGTCGTAGAAGTCCGGCGGCAGCGACTTCTCAGCCTTGGCTTTTTGATAGCCTTCCCGCAGCCCGCGCTCCTTCATCTGCCGGGCGACCTCGGCCATGTCGGCGTCGCTGTATTTCAGCGCCTCGATCTCGCCGTTCGCGTTCTCGATTACAGTGCCGAGGTCGTTGAATGATAAGCCCTCCCCGTTCAGTAAACTCCCGAGCTTGTGCAGTGCGACGTGCCGCTCGTTCTCGTACGAAGAGCTCAACATCCGCACGAGCTTGCCGATGCGCTTTGCGGTCGTTTCGTCTAGCGAAGTCATGACAGCCAGCACCGTTCGTGATGCCCGCACATCCTGCAGCGCCAATCGTCCGAGCTATTGCTGATGCGCGGCAGCAGCTCTCCGACCTTGGTCGCTCGGATTATCTCGACGGCTTTGTCGCTCATACGCTGCGCCAGGGCGGCGTCGAATGGCACCAGAAAATGCAAGCGCTCGCAGGTGTCGGCGTTCAAGACCGTGAACAGCGCAGCGCTCGGGCATTCGAGATACGCTTGATAGAGCGCGACCTGTCCCGCGTACGAAGCGTAGAGTCCAGTGAGCCCGTCACGCTCGACGGCGCGGAAACCTTTTGCTTTGAGAGTTTTGTGTTCCCAGACGCACGGGAATTTCAGTCCCGGGATTGCCGGCCCGGCAATCAAAATTCCATCAGCATGCCCTCGAAACAGATCCCCACAGACGCCGAACTTGAGCCGATCATCAGGCGCGAAGTCGAACCCCGCCGCCATCATGTGCCGGCGCGACAGGTCTTCTCCCCAATGGCCGCGATCGAAGATATCCAGCGTGCGCGCAGGAAATTGCGAGCTGCAGAACCAGTCAAACTGTATCTTGCGCACGCATTCGCTGCCCATCGAGCTGGCGCCAAGATACTGCCGAAAATTTTCTTCCGGCGGCGAGGCCTTCTCGATCAGCTCGTTGATCAGCGTGCAAACAGGCCGATCTGAAAGGCTTCTGCTGTTGAAATCGAGTATCGTGCTCACAACTTGCTCCGTCGCAAATCCACACATCTCATTCAATGCTGCCGCAACGGTCCTTTTCAGGAACCAGCGCAACGCGCGGATTGGATCCACGCCCGGCAGCGACTGCAGCGTCATGACGGGCGATCTAAAAAGGCACTGGATCGCCGGTTTTCCAGTCGTATTCAGCTTTCTTCAGAAGATGCCCCGGACCATGATCGCGCGCGTGCTCGGCCTCGCGCATGAGCCGCCACGCGAGCGACAAGAAGGACACCATGATGTCAGGTGACCAGGCGCTCAGCGGCTGCGCCCAATCGATCGCCGATCCATCGGCAAGTGCCGGCAGGATCGACCTGACGACCGCGATGTCACAGGGATCGGGGGCGAAGCCTGTGACGCGCATGAGGTCATCGGTATTCAGCCCCTCGGCGATCGCCTGCTCGGTCTTCGTCTCAGTCCAGGCGAAAATGATCGCGCAGATGATCATCCCCCACTGGCGATTGTTGAGCCGGCCAACGGGAGTATTCATCGTCGGTCTGTCGGCGAGGGCGACTTTGCGGGCGCCTGCGACGGCAGCTTCCGTCGCCTTAGCCAACCATTTGTCTTCGCAGTCAGAGATCGCGCCCATGATCACTTCGCCCAATCCGGCCGTGAGATGGCATTGGCCGGCGCCGCGGCTGTTGCTGTTTCAAGTGCTGCGGCGGCAGCCGGCGCGGCGACCGTCGAGCGGTCGACCTGGTCGAGCTTCTTGTGGCTCGCGTGGTCCGGCGTGATGATCTCCTTGATGAAGTTCTTCGCCTGAAAGCCGTTCCTTGGCGGCTCGACGCCGAGCCGCGCGATCACCCGCAACTGATCGAAGTCGGCCCAAGTCTTGACCTGGCGCGCAGCTTTCGCCGCATCGCTTTCGTCGCTCGGCTTGATGCCGCGCGCACACTCAAGAATGGCCTTGAGTGTCTTGCGGCTTATGCCGATAGCCTGCGCGTGGTTCTTGCCGGTGACGGTTAAGCGCGTGAAAATTTTGCGCTTGGCGTGCTCGCCGTCGAGCACCGTGAACTCGCAATTCAGATGTTCTGAGTTGCCGTCCTTGGCCGCCGTGAGCATGCCGTCGTCGCCGGCGCCGCCGGGCTTGACGGTCATCACTACGTTCACGAGGGTATTGTCGGGAATGACGTCACGGCTCTGTTGCGTGCCCGCATCGTTAAGGTCGATGGTCATGTTCGTGACCCCTTTGTCAGTTTGGTGAGTAATTTTCCGAGATCGGGCGGCTCGATTTGATCGAGACGGCCGGACCTATCCTTGGCCGGATACGACCAGGGATTGGGACTGGTGCAACAAAAGCCGCGCGACGGCGCTTCGTCGTCACCGAAATTCAGGAATTGATAGGTCACCACGTTGTCGACGATCGCCGGCAGCTCGCGCGGGACTTTTTGTCCTTCGCATTGCAGCCGCCATTCGGCGACTTTCAGCTCGTCAACGTGGCGCTCGAGCACGCCGACGAATACGACGTTATTCTCGCGCGCATGCTGCAAATGGTTCAGCCAAAGCAGCATCTCGCGCGCGTGCAGTCCGTAGGCGCCGCGGATGTCTTTTTGACCGCGCGAAGTCAGCGCTTCTGGTTGCTGCTCGGCCCACCTGTACGAGAGTCGGCTCAACGCCGTGATGCTGTCGACGACGATCGTGTCGTACCCGCTGAGGTTCATCACGTCGCAGATCGAGTCGTAGTGCGCTTGCGAGTAGCATTGCGTCGGTGCAAAGCTCTTATTGGGACCGCCGATCAGTACGGCAATGTCACGTGCCGTCGGCCAGTCGTCGAGCCGCACCGTCGACACAGGGGCGCTGGCGATTGCCAGGTCGCCTGCCTCGATGTCGATGAACAGGGTGCGCCCCAGGTCTAGCGTCTTGACCTGTGACGTCTTGCCGACGCCGGGCGGCCCGAGCAGCAGCACCTTGCCGCCGCGCCTCTCGCGCATGCGATCTTCGGCTGAGGTGATCAGCATGGCTCTCCAACTATTTCCTGATCTGCGCGAGCAACAACCGGGCAGCCGCGCCGCCCTGCGCTTCGAGCGCCTTCACGCCGCCCTGTGCAAAGACCGCGACGGCCCTGAGCAGCTCGCTCAGCTTGGCCGCGCTCGAACTATCGAACTGCGCCAGGGCGCCGCCCGTGACCTCGGCGATGCGAGCATAGATGCTGGCGACTAGCTCGTTGCGGCCTTCCTGGAACATGAAAACCGGCACGGGCAGTTTGCGTGCGGCTGCATAGAGAGCGCTTTCCTCTTCCTCGCAAGAGTCGCTTATGAGGATCAGCGCTGCGATGGGTTTGGCGGCGTGCTCACGGGCGGCGTGTTTGAGCACTTTTTCGAACTGCGTGTGCCCCGCCACGCACGTGATCTTGCTCATAGCGTCAGCGAGCGCCGCGGAGTTGTCGAACCATTGTGAGGCGCGCGTCTCGCCGTTCCAGCAGCGGAAATAGACGAGCTGCGCGCTGATGTTGCCGGCGGCGTGAAACATCTGCGCCTGCAGCATTGCTGCCGAATCCCACGTCGGCTGGCGCGACGCCGTCGCATCGACGCCAAAGATGATGCGCGGCTTGACCGGGTCGAACTCGGCTAAGAAATCATCGACGCGCTTGCTCGCCGGGCGCAGTGCTGTGTTGGACATAGACGCGAGGGCTGTCGCGCCGCGCAATGAACTCCCGTCCCTCGAAACATGACGGGATGGGTTGACGGCGGCCGTGCGCGGCCGTACTTCAGGATTGCTGTGCATCTTTTTGATGCTCCTTTGCTCCGGGCGCCGGCGGCTGTCGCTGCTCAAAATCGCCGCCGGCCCTTAAGCTTCCCTTCGAAACATCCCGTGCCGCCGAGAAGCGGTTGCAGCCGGGCCGAACCTTTAGGCGGCGCGCGCTCGCGCTTTGCGCTCCAAGTCGGCGCGCGGTGTGATAGAAATCGCGATATCGGTATCGGCGCCGAAACCTTTGGCGCGCAGCATGGCGGCAACCTGACGGGCAGCAGCGAGCGCTTCATGATCGGCGCCGGAAACACTGGCGCGATCGATCATTTGCCTGAGCGCCGCAGAAAACTTTTCGTCGGGTTTGCTGGACTTCGCGCCGCCTTGCGGCGCCGCGCCGACATTGGTGCGCTTTGGCCTAGGCGGCGTGAGCAGCCGGATCGCCTCCTCGATCGAGGTCGCTGCCAAAAGCGCCGTTGACGGCGCATTTGCAGCGAGTCGTGCAAGCTGCTTGTATTTCTGGAAGCGCCGGGACGGGATGTTGCACGCCCGGTAGAAAGCTCGTTTTTCCCCGTGGGGGAGTACCCCCTTATTGTCGACGTCGAGGCCGATACGGCCGATGGCGAGGGCACTCTTGATGCCGGCCTGCCCGGCCTCGGCAATCTTGGCGCTCTCGGTCTTGACGACCGCAACGAGGTCGCCGGCGGTCTTCGAGAGGATCGGAGCAGGCATCACACGGCCTCTTGTTGCGAGGCCAACTCGCGCTCGCGTCGCCATGCGGCGGCCGATTCGCGGGTGATCAGCGTGCGGGAGCCGAGACGCATG